GATTGTTCTGAAGTATAAGCACCACTAGTTACACCAACCCAAGTTTTAAACCTGTCAACAGTTGCATAATTATTAGCGGCGGTTGTTGCTCCAGTAGCTCTTTGCGCCACTTTCATCTCCCCATTTATTATAAAATTTCTATTACTTAGCGCACCACTACTAGCACCAACAATATCGAGCCTAGACGTTACTGCTGCTAAGTCTGCTATGTCTCTCGCTAAACTCATTGCTTACTCCTTATGATGGCTTAGTAGGCCAAGTTACATCATCTAATCCAGTGACCCCATCTTGCGCTGGAACGTCACGCAAGTTTTGTCTGTATTTTTTCCAAGCGTTAGACATAGTAACGTCAGAGTTAGCCATCCAATCTGTCTCAGCTAATCGTCTGTCACGCTCCTCACGCAGTAGCCTCATTGGTTCTGCATTAACTAACTCAGTTTTCTTAGCTGACACAGCCGACCAAGTTGTGCCAAAGTCACTAGGATTACTGCTTTCTATTGCAGAGCCATTGTCATCTGAGCCTGTTACCTTTCGGAACATTTCATTGAACTCTGCTTCTGTTGTTGGTTCACCACGCATAACATATTCTGTGATGCCCAACTCGTTTAATGCGTCTGATATTCTTATATCTGTCATGTTTCCTATCCTACTAAGTGACCACTAAATGTGCTAAAAGTGCTACCCTGACCATATAACTCAACAGTTCCTGTTATAACGTCAACATATTGACCAGCAGTTAAATTAAATAAACTTGTGTGATTCCAGTTGTGATGATTACTACCACCATTTGCACTATAAACTCTTTTATAAGTAGTGCCGTCTATCCTAATATCGTAATATTTATTATTGTAAGAAGTGTTATCTCTACACATCAACATTGTTGATATTTGATAAATGCCAGTAACAGGAGCAGTAAACCTTCCAGTGTTTGTTGCATAGTGACTACCATTGTTAAAATGCACTTTATTAAAAATATAAACAGTGCTTGTACCTACATCACCAGCATCTCTATAAGCACTAAAAGCTGGTATTTGAGAACGCAAAACCCTACCACCACTATCTATAGTCAGCGCAGAAGTACCAGCAGTATTCTGTATTGCATCTACTTTTAATACTGAACTCATTGGGCGATCTCCAAGAGCGTCATGTCTGTGTGATAATTATCAATATGTCCTCCAGCAGTAAAAGTATCTCCTACTATAAAGGCTTTGTAAGAAACAGCACTTGTTGTTGCTGGGCTGTCTAAAAAATTAAAAGATGTCATATATGATTTAAAATGACCGTTACCATCTCTAAAAAAAGATGTTCCATTTGAATCATTCCTACCACGAATAATAGTAGAGTCTCTTTCTATACCTAGATTACCCCTAGACTCAGCCGCACTACTGTTTATGTATAACCCTAAATGACACAAAACTAATATCTTACTTGTGTTTAATTTAGGTGTAATATTTAAAGTCATTAAATCAACTTTTGCTAAACTAGATGAACTATAAGTAATGGGTGATCCTAAACTTGTAGTAACAACTTGAATTACATGACCAGCAATAGCCACCCCATTACCAGAAGTTTTTTCTGATATAGTATCTACACTTAAAGTACTCATTTATTTATCTCCGTTTAAAGAATTACTAAATTACCAGAGACAGTAAGAGTAACACCGTTAGCTATTGAAAGAGGGCCAGCAGCCATAGCATTCTCTGTTGCGTCAATGGTTGTGTCTGTGTCTAGTTGTTGTTCGTGAACTCTAAATATGTCACCAGCACCAGCAGCCGCACCTACTGTGCCTCTATCACCCTTGTATCTACCGCCACCACTAGCCGTTGCTAAATCTTCAGCAGTGAAAATAGTAACTTCTAAAATGTCATTGAGTGCAGCCCCTGTGGTAAGCACAACATCAGAACCGTTAGTAGCTGCATAATCAACGCCATCTAGTAGTTTTACACCGTTAAGAAACACATCTACAAACCCAGCAGTATAGCCAATCGTAGGAAACGAGGTTTGATTAGCTGTAGCTGTAAATTGTTGTCTTGTTTGGGTAGCCTGTGGAACAGGTATATTGCCTACATATCCAGCCATACTATTCTCCTACCTTACTAGCCATTCTTCTACAGTCTCAGATATATCACGCATCTTAATCCACCTGTCACCAGTTGGTTGTCCTTTGCGAATACGAAGTTTACCCATCATACCAATGGTTGCCCACTCCTGACGATCCTCTCTAGAAACGTATGCAGCATCAGGATTGTAATCTGAATTTAAAACTTTTCTTTTTAAAGTATTTTCATTTGCATCTTCTGTAGAAACAGTTGCATCATCAGGAGCAGTAACACCATCAGGTATTTTATCTGTTTCATAACTGTGAAGAACTTCTCCCTCTTTCCATTCAGTAACAGTATATGTTTCCCAAACAAAACCACCAAAGTCATCTCTTTGATATTTATGTTTCCATTGGTCAATGTCAGCATCACCAACAACAGAAGGATTAACAGATACCGCTCCAATAATATTAGCTGCCGCATCATCGCTTGTAGCTAATCTAATTTTTTCATTATCTAATACGACTGTGTAACCTGTTCGATCTTGGTTACTTGAGTTGCCATCTGCCCATTCAAAGTATTCAGCATAGTCAGCACCGCCACCGTTCCATGAACCATCAGCATAAGCATTACCATCACCACGAATATTAAATTCTATATCTGATCCTGCGCCAGATCTATGTTGTTGAAAAAAATAATTTGAAGATGCTACTCTTTGTGCTTGAGTAAATTGAATTGCTTGCACATAACTTGCGTGTTGTTGATAATATATTATCATACTAGTGTCATTATTATTGTGGTCAAATTCATGATAAGCACCACCTGATGAATAATGACCAGAACTAACAGGTTTAAATTTTGTATAACCTTCTGAGTTAGAGAATATTCTAACATTACCATCACCATTTGAAATAACTATTTGGTTGTCAGAAGTTCTTATATCTAAATTATCTTGGTTGCCATCATAAGTTCCAAGGATTGTATTTTTAGAACCTGTTGTAACAGCTTTCCCTGCGCCATTACCTGAACCAGTTGAAGCTCCACCGATAAAAGTATTACTTGCCCCAGTAGTTAAAGACTGCCCTGCGTTAACTCCAAACAAATTATTTCTTGCGCCAGTAGTTATGTTTTGCCCTGCTTGATAACCAACGCATGTTGATAGATCAGCAGTAGTAGCAGCTCCCATAGCAGAGTAACCTACTGCGGTATTTCCACCACCAGTAGTTATAGCATCTCCAGTAAGCGCACCGATTAGCACACTACGGTCAGCAGTTGTAATTGAGCTACCAGCATTATAACCAACAGCAGTATTTTCTATATCACTAGCACTAGCAGGGTTTTGTGAATTAAGTGCAAAGCTACCAACTGCTACGCTGTTTGAACCTAGCACATTGGTAGTTAATGCTTGATGACCTACGCCTGTGTTGTGATGAGATGTAGTAACAGCATCCCCTGCTAAGTTACCAACAAAAGTATTTACTGTTCCAGTTGTAATAGATTTACCAGCATCGTGTCCAATAAGAGTGTTATTGTTACCACCTGAAGCAATAGACTCACCTGCACCATCTCCAAGTTTTACAGTATCTGTACCTAGTGTTGCTGTGAGAATAGAACCGTTGGAGTCAATTCTTAAACGCTCCGTAGGACTAGAACCATCAGAACCATCATTAGTTCTAAAGACAAGTTGGCCTTTTTCATCATCCGATGAACCCAAATGATTAGCCTCTATTTCAGCTAGTGTACTTTCTTCACCGCCACTCTGTTGACCTTTGAAAATAACTTTCCCTTTACGTCCTCCGTCACTGTCCTCATGCGTGTTATTTATTAGTGTGACTTCTGGTGAAGCATCTGTAGCTGTAAGGTCTTGGACGCTACCAAGTGTAGTGTTTACAAGTCCAACTCCAGCGCGTGCGCCTATATATCCACCCATTATGTAATCTCCATGTACGACATTGTGACCGACAGCTTGTCAGCAACGCTACAATCAACCTTAATAATATCGCCAACATTCATGTTTATCTTTCCTTCGAGCGGAGAAAGCATTGAGCCAGAAGGTATAGGAACATCTTTTATTAGGTGTGCAGTAGTGTTCTGAGTTTGTCCTGTTTGGGTTGTTGTACTCTCTAACGTCACACTAGCTGTAACTTGAGAGGTATGCACATTAGCCAGTGTCATGCCTAGCATAACTATCGTACTTCCTGTCTGCACTGTGTAGATAGTTTCGGGAGTACCAGCACTAGCTGGTGCTACATCCCTAGTTACTAATTTAAAATCGTTTGCCATCGTCTAGCCTCCTAACGCTATGGCTAATGCAGTGGCCTCATCCACCGTTGCTTTACCCGCTATTGTTGAAATGTTATTTGCTACTGTCGTAATGTTGGCACTGTTATTTGCAACCGTGGTAATGTCGTTTGATATTGTTGAAATTAGATTGCCCATTCCATTACCATGTGAAGTACAATAATATTGGGCTGGCATAGTACCAGAAGTTGGAACGGTAATGACAACCGATGCTCCTGACTGACCAGCAGTACCGTTAACAGTAACTCCAGTAGTAAAAGCGTTACCTCCAGAATCTTTAAATGCTAATGGATGCCCAGATACCGAAGAGTTACTTACATCGAATGTATAAGTGTGACCTTGAACAAGTGTTAAAGGTGGATTTGCAGCGCCATTAAGATAAAAAATATTTCCTGTTCCACCGCCACCATATAAACTGCCACTAGCAACTGTAACGGTTATTGATGATGTGCCAGAGAATATAGCAGCCAGGCCGTTAAGCGTAGCAATGCTTTGCGATATAGTTGTTATCTCTGATTGCACTGGCGAAATAACAGCAGCTGACGCAGCAGCTGATGCAGCGTCTGTTGATGCCTCAGACGCTTTTGTTGTTGCTGTCGAGGCTGATGTCGATGCAGATGTAGCACTAGATGCCGCCGCCGTAGCACTGGACGCAGCTGCTGTGGCACTCGATGCCGCTGCATTTTGGCTGGCAGTTGCAGACGCAGCATCTACGATTAATGACCATTTAGCGCTATCGGTATTTGTTGTTAGCGGTTGAGATCCGCTTGATGTATGGGCAGTCAGCGCAATAAAAATATTATTAGTGCTTGTATCTTTAACCAGGTCACGAACGCCGTAGGTTGTGCTTGCTCCCCAGTTACCCTTAAAAGTACCGATAGTCTGCGTAATGTCGATATTACCTGACGCATCGAAAGCAAAGACTTTGTTTGCCCTGGCTGTGGCGTCTTCAGTAAAACTCGGATTAGTAATAGTAGTTGTCTTTGAACCCTTAATAGTTCTGTTTAATGTTTCCTCATGCTGGTGGATCATAAACGTCAGCTTGTCTAACGTATCCTCAACAAGTGTCGCTGGAAACGGATCGTTAGGTACGAGATCCAAACCTTGTGTTAGAGGTAACTCACGAATGATTGTGAGACTTTCACCAGACGCTGGAGCTGTACCCATTGTGACATTGCCACCACTAGCAACCCCTACCCCCGACACTGTGTAATGTGTCGTAATAGTTTGTGTAGTCTCACCACCTGACGCATTACGAATAATGACAGTCAGGTCATCCTCATCAAAGATCTTGAAGCCATAGGCAAAGACTGTCTGTGAGCCGTTGCCGTTGTAACTGACTTTGTTTACTGCGCTACTTACCGTCACCTAATTCTTCCTTCTGCTTTAGCCTGGGCTTTTTGTTGTAGGACTTTATCAATATCGGCGTACTTAGGATCACGCATCATCTTTTCCCAAGCACCGTTTTTAAATGGTTCTTCGATCATAGTTTTAATTAAATTTACACGCTCTATATCGTCAGCAGCTTCGTATTGTTGGCCGTATGTGTTAGAGGTGTCGGTCAACATATACTCTAACATTTCTTTATATGTGACCTCACCCAAACCAGGCTTATAAATTTTGTGTTTATTCTTTGCCATGTCTACCCAATCGCTAATGACACCAGTCGATAACTGCACTCCATCTTTGTTTTTTGGGTTTGTCAGCGGCCATCCACCAGTAGCGATTGACAATCGCATAAGTTCTTTTTCGTAATCTTTAACAGGTTCTGCTTCGCTTATTCGAAAGCCAGATAAATTGTTAAATATTGCACGACCAGGGCGCGTATAAATATTAAGATCTTCAGCGCCTAATGGACGACCTAATGTATCGTATCTTTGTGCAAATTTGTCTTCTTCGTTTCTAAACGGAAACAAAGAATTTTCTGCTTGATAGGCATCTAGCAATCTTATTATTCGTATAGCTTCTGGTAACGCCTCATCTTTTACATGACCAATTAAATTATAATCTGGCTCACCTGTTAAAGGATTTGCATATTTATATGTGCCGTCATCATTTTGTTCTAATATATCTTCTTCTGTGTAATATGTTAATTCATTTCGCGGATCTGTAATTGCTGATCCCGTAAAAATTCTATCTCCAGCCGCTTGCAAACTGCTATATGGATTTGGCACTAGACCGATAGTTGTCGCACCAGCTGGTGACTCTAACAGTTTTTCTGGTTTTATTTGTAAACCTTCACCACGATCATAAAAGACTGATATAAAATTAGTCATGCTTTCAAACATGGGAACGCTGCTAAAGTAATCATATATTGC